AGGCAGCGTCATCAACGATGATGTCCCACGGTCCCACCGGCGTCATGTCCACCCGGCGCAGAACGTCGGGCGTGTCGCTGGCGCACAGCTTCATCGCGGCGAACGGGTAGATGAGCGCCAGTCGAAGCGCGTCCTCAATCTCCCGGCGTGTGTGAAGCAGCCAGTTGTTGGCGACTTCCTCGGTAAGCTCGGGGTCGCCCTTCCCTCGCAGGTCCGGCTTCACCACAACCGAAGGGTCGCGGACAAAGAGGCTGGCGACGTAGCTCTCGATAAGCTCGTAGGCGCGGGAGGTTTCGATGAGCAGGCTGTCGTCGTAGCTGCGGCTGCGCTGCCAGTAGCGCATGAGGTAGGCGTTGCGCATCCTGCGCATCTCTGGCCTGCACTCGTCCCAATAGCGGTTGTGCGCCTCGTAGATGGTGCGAGCGGTCTTAGGCGTAATCATTGAGCGCGTCCCCAGGGTAGAGCGTTGCGGCGAATACGGTCCACGCGGCGCCTCTTGATGAAGTCATCCATGTGCCCGCGCTGTGCCTCTCGCCGCTGTGATGGCGGCGCCGACCTGACCGCACGGTACGCGAGGGCCAGCGCCATCGCAAGATCGTCATGCAGTCCCGAAGGTGCTTCCGGTGTAACCTTGCGGACCTCTAAGGCGCGAAGCTCTTGTAGCGTTGACTGGTCTAGCTGAAAGACCATGTTCGCCTGTATGTATTCCCGCAAAGTTTCATAAGCCTCGAGCTTCGACTTGACCGTGGTTGTCCACGGCTTCCCGTCGTTGTCGAGCCAGACCTTGTTGTACTTGAGCGCTGCGAGTTCCCGTAAAACAACGTGGCCGTGGTTGTTGCTTTCACAAAGTACAAGGGCGTTGCAGTACCGCTGCGCGACCGTGACTACCCGCGCGGTCCAGTCAATAGGAGACAGCGAGTTGCTGCGCTCGATGTACGCGGGCTGCAGCGTGCTGAGGTTGATGACTGCCAACGCGCTGTAGTCCCCGCCCACGCCGCCAGAGGTGTCCACTCCCATGACGTAGTGGGAGTCAGGGTCGGGCTCTTCGAACTCGCGCTTGGCTGTGTCGAACCAGACCTGCTCAATCTTATCGAGGTCAGAAGGATTAAAGTAAGTGCTGTCCCGCGAAAGGAACGCATCGTCCAGGCAGGCTGGGTACTCCCTGCGAAACTTGGCGATGCCCAGTGTCGCTATCTGTTGGCGCCTCCACCAAAGCTGTGCGTCGTCCAGCCCGTAGCGGAGGGACAGCTCCTCCTCTTCCTGGGTGCGCTCGAAGTCAGCGGGTATCTTTTCATCGCGGTATGGCCGGTGCTGATACCACCAGTATGTAAAGACTTTCCAGCCGTTCTCTGGCGCTCCCTCGATAAGTCTGTGAAAGGCGTCGCCCGGTGCGTTGACCGTGCTCTCAATGACAAGTGGCCCATCGCCCACGGTGGAGAGCGCCTGTGCCAGCACCTCGTCGGGGTCGATGTAGAAGGCGAACTCTGAGAGGTGCGCACCGCTGAACTCGAAGGAGCGGGTGCCCCCTCTGCCTCCTGTGGTGAAGCCGGAGAAGCCTGCCTTCGTGTCCGCGAACACGGTGTCGTCTGCACTGTCGATGAACAGGTCGCGCTGCAGTAGGCTGGGTAGCTCAGTCAACCACTTGCGGTCCATGCGCCGAAGGTTCTTAGCCGAGCGGTCGTGGAAGCTGAGCACGGCGTAGGTCGTGGGGTCTTCAGAGGTAAACGCCTCGTGGAACTGCCACGCGCGTACTGCCGTGCTGATGCCTACCTGTCTGGCCTTGATGACGATGACGCGGTTGTGCTCATCCATCAACTGCCAGAGCGCGCGCTGCGCGTCGTTCGGCGTGAACTCCTCGAACTTCTGCGACTGCTTGTTCTTTATCTTTAGTAACTTAACGAACGACAAGCGATCCCGAAGCAGCCGGCGGACGCCAGTGTGCATGTGCTTCGGGACAGTGGCGGGGATGAAGGTCAAACAAACATCCCTAGTGCGAAGGCTACACGCCCTGCCAGCCGCGCATCTTCCAGCGCGTGATGCTGGCTCCCGCCTCTGCCTGGAAGGCCGAGGTTGTGGACGGTGGTGTTGAGCGAGATGCGTCCGGTGATGCGGCCCGCGCGCTGCGCTGCTGTGCGCATGATGCAGGGTCCGTAGTACCCCTTGGGTGCGAAGCCCATGCGCCGCAGCATCTCCTCATCAAAGCCCAGGTTGTATGTGTAGATCATCGGCCTGCCGTGACCGACCCACCAGTCCCGCAGCTGCTCTGCCGCAGCGATGGCGGGCGTCCCGTCCTTTACAAGTTTAAGGAGGCTGAGCCCGTGGATGGCCTCGGCGTAGCGGTAGGTCGTGGTGTCGATGATATTCGGTAGAACGATAATCTCGAAAGTGTCTACCTCATTCCCCGCTTCATCAAACAGCACAGCGGCGACCGACACCGGCTCCGCGTGCTTGTTGTCGGGGAGACCAGTTGTCTCGGTATCAATGACACAAAACAGTTTACTCATAAAGAAACTCCCGAACCTTTACAGGTTTACGGCCGCTCACTTCACAAGCCGCAGGACGTTGGCGAGTTCCTTCTCACCCTCGGACATCGGCTTGGCCGCAGGGGTGGAGTCCGCCTCTTCGAGCGCCTTGTTGATGATCCACTGCGCGGTGCGCACCTTCGTCGCGTTGTGACTGCCCTCGGCGTCAGCAGCTACCGTCTCGTAAAGAATCTTTAGGGCTTCTGGTACAGCGCGAATAATAGCAGCTCGAGTGCGCAGCCCCGAGGTCGCAGGGTCGGGAAACGCCTGCGCGTAGGCGTCTATCCATTCGCGCACGAGAGGCGCGCGCCACTTCGTCATAATGCTTGTAGAGCACAGCCCCGCGCGGCAAGCATCGTAAGGTTCCTTACCGTTCGCAACGCACCACTTCACAACGTCGAGTTGCCGCTTGGTTAGCTGCTTTTCGATTTTGTCCCACTTATCTGCTGCGTTCACGGATGCCTCCGTTTACATAACGAGCGTTACGGGAACCCGTCGGGGGCCATGCCACATCATGTACACTTCCAAGCTGGGTTGTCAAGCTCTATCGCTTATCGCTACCACATCGCGCCGCGTAACAGCAGGCGGCGCCTGTAACCCCTAGCGGAGCGCGCTAGGTGTTACGCCCCCTCGAAGGGCAATCATCTCGAGAGCCCCCTGTGGATGCCATCTCTCCCCTATTATTACTATAATACCCCTCTTGTAACACCTGTAACACTAGTAACAGTAGTAGTAGAGAGTGAGAGCAGGGAGAGCACACCCTGGCTGGAAAATCTCTGCGCTAATTGTGTACACACTCCCGCCCTATAGTGTGGCGCGCGGTGAAGTAACACGATGCAGGTGTTACACCCCCGGGAGTGTTGATGCCCAGCGCGTTCTCGTCGTCACGGGCGTAACACCGGAACACCTGTAACAGCACGGCTCTCGACTTTCTTCACGACACCGCTTGCGCGGGGCGCAGTCTCGAGATAGCTTTAGAGCATCAGCGGGCGACACCACTCACCCCGCCCGCTGTAGGACCGAGCCATGAACACCGCTGTTTCTTACGCCGCCGCTACCGCACGCTACGCACGGGAGAGCGCGCAGCTCTCAGAGTATGACGCGGAGACTTTAGAGCGTATGATTGACGAGGCTTACACTAAGTACCGTGTAGTTACCGAGTCTCGTCTTAACGAAATCTTCTCGAGCTTCTTCACGATGTACAACGAGGGGGGCTGGACCTATGATGGTCGGGCTATTAACCCCTCGCATCCTTCCCCCAAAAAGAACGAGCCCGAGGGGGACCAACCCTCGGGCTCTGCGACCTCAGCCCCACACCACACAGGACCTTCGGCCATGCCATCTACTAACGTGTACAGCGAACTCGCGGTAGGGTGCAACGCTCTTTCTCTCGCGCGCCTGTACAAAACCGCTGAGGCTAAGGCCGCGCCGGAGGTGAAGCTCGCCCTTCACGATGCGGGCGTCCGGCACTGGCCCCTCATCGCTGCCGCTAACGGCGGGGTCATCAAGCTCCAGACCCGCACGGCGTCTGACCGGGAGGACCGCACCTACACTCACGGCGCGTTCCCTCTGCAGTCCGTTGCCAAGGACTCCGGCCTGCGCGCTGCGTTCACCAGCCCGTACCCGGGCGAGGTGCTGGTCTACGCGGACTGGCGGGCGAGCCATTGGCAGCTCCTCGCCTTCCGCTCTGGCGACGCTCAGCTTGTGGCGGACCTGCGCTCCGGGGACCTGTACTGCTCTCTGTTCCCGGGCCTTGAGCGCAGGGCTGTGAAGGCGGGGCTTGCCACGCTGCTCAACGGTGGCGGCCTCACCGCGCTGCAGAAGTTCTTTGATGAGCCCGAGGCCATCGCCTTCCGGCGGGATGCCATGCGCCTGCTGGAAACCCGCTGGGCTACCGCGAACGCCTACCGCCTGCAGCTACAGGCCGAGGCTATTGCAAACGGCTGGGCCGACGCTGAGAAGGAGTACGCCGGTGCAGGCGTGGGGCTCATGCGGCTGGAGGCAGCCGCCCTGCGCGCCGCGCTAGAAGAGGTGCAGAGCATGGGGCTGGGCGCCCGGGTAGTGCTGCCCATGCACGACGGCGTGCTTGTCTCCGCGCCCGCTGCACGGGCACAGGAGGTAGCTGAGGCGCTGGGCTACTGCATGGCGCTGGCCTCTACGCTCTCCGACGATGAGGCCACGAACGAGCAGAGCACTTGGGTAGAGGTGGAGGTCACGCCTTCATGGACGGGGCAGGAGTCACAGCTCCTTGGCAACGCGCTCCGTGCGACTGCGCTCGCGCTCTCGAACTCCGAGGACGCGGACGAGTTGAGCATCGCTGCCGCTGTGATGCCTTCCGTTCTACAGGACCGGCTGAACGGGCTGCCCCCTCGCTCTGCCGAGGCACGGCTTGTGAAGCAGGCGCTCCAGAGAAACAAGGACGCCGCTGCTTGGCATCGTGCGGCCTCTGCGCGGGGCGATGAGCCGAGGGTGCAGCTACCCCGGCCGACTGCCAACTATGCCAACCTGTGCCGCCTGCTGCGCGAGGACGGGGCACTCCCGCGCCTGCGCTTTAACGTCCGCACTCTCTCCCCTGAGACTGAGGACGGCGAGCGGGTGGACGACAACCTCCTTGGCCCGCGCTTCGTTGAGGTTGTTGAGAACCGCTACGGGATGCAGGTGAGCTTCGACCTGATGGGTCGTGCGGTGATGGACGTAGCGCGGGACACGACCTACGACCCCATCAAGGTGTACTTCGACGGGCTGTGCTGGGATGGCAAGAAGCGGCTGGACACTTGGATGACTGACTACACCGGCGCGGTTGCTGGCTGTTCTTCTGAGCCGGAGAAGCTGGCAAACATCTATGGGCGCAAGTGGTTCTTGTCCGTCGTGGCTCGAGCCTTTGAGCCCGGCTGCAAGGTGGACTCTGTGCTTGTGCTCCAGGGTGCGCAGAACATCGGCAAGTCCACGCTGTTTAAGACCATCGCGCCCTGCCGCTCTTTCGCCGCTGTTGCCATCGACCCGGGCGACAAGGACATCGTTCGCCGCGCTGCGGCCTACGCTGTAGTCGAGTGGCCCGAAGCTGCGGGCATGAGCAAGCGGGAGCAAGAGGCTTTAAAGCAGTACTTCTCTGAGCAGGTAGACCGGCTCCGGCTGCCCTATGGCAAGGCCGACATCGAAATTCCCAGGCGCGTTGTCTTCGGGATGACTGCGAACAACAACAACTTCCTGCAGGACCCGACCGGCTCCCGCCGCTACTGGCCGGTCACGGTTGAGGGCGTGGACCTTGACGGGCTGCGCGCTGTAGTGGACCAGCTGTGGGCTGAGGCCGTGTACCTGTACCGCGCGCACGCTACGCAGGACTTCCTTTGGTGGCTCTCGCCAGAGGAGGACGCGCTGCGCGAAGAGGCTGCCGCTGACTACACCGAAGAGGACCCGTACTACGATGCCATCATGGCCGTGGCGAAGCAGCATAAGGGCGCGTTTAAGAAGGACGTAGTTCTTAACTTCCTCGACATTCCGCACGCGCAGCGAAACCAGATGGGCAAGGTGATTGACCGCAGCCTCAGAAGGGCGGGCTTTGTCTCAAAGCTGGTAAGGTTCAACGGCAAGCCCGAGCGTCGCTGGGTAGGCACCGTCCCCGTTGAGCCCGAAGTGGACCCCATCAAGGACTGACTACCTGTAGCGGTAGAAAGTTAGGGTGCGCAGCCTTCTAAGGGTTGCGCACCCTTAACTGTCATGGTACATAAGAAGCACGGGCGGACACCGCTTCATCCCCGCCCGCGGAGACCGCGATGAGAAAAAACAGTGACCACAAGCCTCTGCCCGACTACCCCACGCTCTGCGCGATGTTTGACGCGGACCCCGAGACGGGCACGCTCACGAACCGCAAGACCGGCACCGTGTACTCTTCGGTCATCGAAGGTACACAGAAGTCAATGCAAGTTTTCATCGAGGGTAAGATGTACCTTATCTCTCGCATCTTGTACAAGATGTACACCGGCCGCGACCCGGGGAAGCTGGTTGTAGACCACATCAATCGCGACCGCTCCGACAACCGCGCGTGCAACCTGCGGGCCATCTCCCACAGCGAGAACAACCTCAACAGGAAGTGCTACGGCGCTTCCGGTCATCGCGGGGTGTACCTGGGTCAGCTTCGCAAGGACGGCACTCACCGCTACTACGTCATGGTCCATCGTCTTCTAGGCCAAGACCCTGAGACGGGAAAGCCCATCCGCAAGACCTTCCACTACGGCAGCTTTGAGAAGCTGGAAGATGCAGTCGCGCGTGCCGCAGAGGTTCACGCCCAGTGGGGTGTCGAGGAGTTCATGCCCGCAGACGATTTCCGCGCAAACGCTGACAAGCTCGAGCCTGTAGCTGAGCTGCCTGTTGACCCTGACCTGACCCGTGAGGCTTGCTGAACATGGCCTACTACCGCACACCTGTACAGAACATGCAGAAGACCGAGGGACATCTATGGGTGTTCTTCGCAGTAGTGAAGGAGGGCAACGTCATTGACCACTTGTACATCCGCGACCACACAAAGATTTGGTGGCGCATTGAGTACGAGATGCCCATCGTCACCGCACGAACTGGCTCCCCGCTAGCCAAGTACCCGGACGGCATCCTCGCTATCACTGGTCCTGTCCGCTCATTCCCCACCGTGCTCGTGCCAGTCGAGGGTAAGCCCGCGCTGGCAGAGGCGATGGCTGCTTGCCGCGCTATTGCGGAGGAGGCTTCCGATGTCCGTGTCTGAACTCATCGCCCTGCAGGTCGTCTACAACATCTGCTGCGCGCTCATCGGCGCAGGCGCCGGGCTGGGCTGCGCTTCCGTACTGCTGCGCTTCGCACCGCAATTACCGCACGCATAAAGAACAGCCGCCGGTACGGGAACAACCCTCGTACCGGCGGCTACCTGCGTGCCCGCCCAAGGGCGCAGGTCTTATCAGGGTAGCCTACTTCTTCCGCTTTGCCTTAGAAATCTCAACAGCCGCAAGCTGCTTCATGGCAGCTTTCTTAGTTTTCGGCTTCTTCGACAACGGACGGCCAGAAGAAGATGCAGCCTTGTAGCCGCCCTTTACCTTCTTAAGCATCAGAAGCTCCCGGTGTTGGTCGGCTGCTGCACTACAGTCTCGCGCACTACCCGCACGACTTCCCGCACCACAGCGCGAACCGGGCGCAGGAGGCTACGGCTATTGCCCTTGACCGTTTGCTTTATCACACAGTGCTCGGCTGCCAGAGCACCAGCAGGGAGTCGCCCGTGGTGTTGGTCGTGGAGAGCTGGATGTTGCCATCGGAGCTAATGCTCGCCTCCGACAACACGCTGGTGATGTCGATGTTGGCCGCAGTCGCGTCGCGGTTGAGGCGCACCACAGCAGCCAGCGCGTCGCTGGTCAGGATGCCAGCAACCGCGATGTCGTTGGTAGCGGCGGCACCGGCGACAACCGCCGACTTGAGGACGGTGGCACCAGCGGTCACGAGGTTACGGGGACGGATGTACTTCACGGGGACCTCCTGTTGGGGTGAGGGAAACTACCAGGCCTTACATGACCAGTACTTTGCCGTAAACTTATCCTTTGCAGAAGCCTCATCACAACTATGACGGGCTCGGAAGTTCTTACGGCGCTCAGGGTTGTCTCGCTTGATTTCCATGTTTGGGTCGCCAAACATGATGGTCTTCTTCTCGCCGCCCTTACAGGCAGTCACGACGCTCTTCTTGCGGCCGAACCCGGGCTCGCCTTTGCCGATGCGCCGGGGCTTGTTGCACGCTGTACGCTGCTTCTTCATCGTGAACCTCGAGCCGCTTTGCGGTTGTACTTGGCGATGCGGGAGGCCCTGCGCTTCGCTTCGCGGGCCTCTATCGGGCGCTCAGGAGCCGGAAGCACGCCGGGGCTCAGGGCCTCAGCCAGCGCTTCGCGGGCCGGGACACCTGCCTGTAGTAGCTGCTGGTAGCGGCCGAAGGTGTCGGCCATCACACGGCTCTGTCAGGGCTGAGAGCGCCCTGGTTAACCGCCATTACGCCGTTGCCATCAGTAAGCCCTTCCAGCCGCGCGAGCCGGCGGTCGATGGAGGCGAGGGTCTTTGTGATGGCCTTCGACTCTTCCTTCTGCGTAGCGATAAGGGCATCAATTTGGTCCAAATGCCGCTTGCCGAGACTGCCCAAAAGTGGAAGTAGATGTCTGACTGAGAGGCCATACAGCCCGCCTAGCACGAGAAGAAGGGCGACGACGGCTGCACCCGGACCTGCGAGGTAGGGTGCAAGCTCAGGGGAAACCTGCCCGAGAAACATCACTCACCTCGCACAGCGTCAAGGATGGGGCGCGCCATCTTGCGCGCGTCAGTCACACCGGGAGAAGTACCAGAGGCGGGGTCGTACCGGCTAAGCAGGTCAGCGGCCTCAACGTCAGTCAGCGTGATGACTAGCTGCCAGCCGT